TTATAGTTTAACAGAAAAAGGAAAAAATTATGTAATTATTAAAGGAGAAAATGAATAATGAAAGCAACAATGAAAAATGCAACTCATATTGAGGGTCTTCTGTATCAGCATTCTTTGAGCCTCAAGACCTCTGGCGAGAACTCTAAGAACCCTGGTACTCAGTTTATTAATGGTACTATTGATATTGCGACTGATGATGCCGCGACTAATATTGTAAGTGTTCACTTTACTTATGTAACTCCAAAGTATGCAAAGAGTGGTGCTGATAATGCTACTTTTGCTACTCTTTAGAATATTATCAATGGAACTCTTTGCAATGTTGTTGAGCATGGAATTGACAAGGCCGCTAAAGTCCGCATTGATTCTGCAATTGGCGTAAATGAATTTTATTCTAATCGTAACGGTAAGGAAGAGCTCGTTTCTGTAAAGCGTAATGAGGGTGGATTTGTTCATGTGATTCAGACTCTCGCTTCTGATGAAAAGACTCGTAATACTTTTGAGTGTGATATGGTCATCACCAAGGCAACTGAAATTGAGGCTGATGAAGAGCATGACCGTCCTCGTCAGGTAAGAGTTAGTGGTTATACTTTTGATTTCCGTAAGGCTCTTGTTCCTGTTGATTTTACTGCTCTTAGTGAAGGTGCTATGGATTACTTCCTTGGCCTTGATGCAACTCAGAGAAATCCTGTATTTACCAAGGTTTGGGGCCGTCAGCTTTCTCAGGTAACTATGATTCGCACTGTTGAAGAGTCTGCTTTCGGTGAGCAGAAGGTAACTGAGACTCCTCGTACCAATCGTGATTTTGTTATTACTGGTGCTTCTAGTGACCCATATATTTGGGATGATGACAGTACTATTACTGCTCAGGAATGGAAGACTGCTCTTGCTGACCGTGAGGTTGCTCTCGCTGCAATCAAGCAACGTCAGGATGAGTATAATGCTTCTCGTGCACAAACTCAGGCTCCTGCCGCAACTTCCGGTGGAGCAAATGGATTTAACTTCTAATTTAATAGGAGGTAAATCTTATGGCTATTAATCTTTTAGGTATTCAACCTCATAAGGTCAGTCGTGACCTTTCTGGATATATTACATTCATTTACGGCCCTCCTAAGGTAGGTAAAACTACCTTAGCGACCTAGATGCCGAATGCTTTACTTCTTGCTTTTGAAAAAGGCTATGCAGCATTGCCTGGTGTTCGTGCCCAAGATATTACTACTTGGGGCGAAATGAAGTAGGTTTATAGAGAATTAAAGAAGCCTGAAGTACAAGAGTTTTATAAAACTATTGTTGTTGATACTGTTGATATTGCGGCTGATCTTTGCCAAAAATATATTTGTAATCAACTTGGTATTGATAATATGGGCGATGGCGGTTGGGGGACCAACAGTTGGAGCAAATACAAGAAGGAATTTGAAGAGATTTTCCGTGGCCTTACTATGATGGGATATGCTGTTGTATTTATTTCTCACTCAAAGACTGGTACTGATAAAGACCAGAATGGTAAAGAGTATGGTTTTACTAAGCCAACGACTCAATCTTCTGCTCTTCAGATTATTGAGAATATGACTGACCTTTATGCTTATGCTCGTCATTATGTTGATGCTAATGGAGATGAAAAGCGTGTCTTGACACTTCGTTCTCCTGCTGGTTCAGGTATTTCTTGTGGTAGTCGTTTTAGATATATTGCTCCCGAAGTGCCTCTTTCTTATGAGGCTCTTACTAAGGCACTTACTGATGCTATTGACAAGGAAGCACAAGAAAATGGTAATAAGTTTGTTACTGATGAACGTGAGATTGCTCCTACTGTAAAAGAGTATGATTTTGATGCTCTTATGGCTCAGTTTGAGGCTATGGTTGGCGACCTTATGACTAAAGATCAGACTTATTATGCTCCTCGTATTACTCAGGTTATTGAGAAGTATCTTGGTAAGGGCAAGAAAATGTCTAGTGTCACTCGTGACCAGGCAGAACTTGTTTACCTTGTTGTTACAGAGATTCAAGATGACCTTGTAAATGGAGAAAAGAAGTAATAATGAATTTATAGAATTTAATTAAAATAGACAACAATGTTTTAGATTTAAATACTATTTCATCTGCTTTAAATAAAAAATATTGGTGTTAGTATTGTAATGTAGATACTATTTTAAAATTCTCATTAAAAGATTTATTTATTACAATAACTCGTATTCCATCTAAAAAAAATAATTTAGAAATTGCTTTTTGGGGTAAGTGTCCCATTTGTGAACAAGATATTTTGATAAAAAGAATTGAATAAAAAAATCAACCCTTGGTAAAAAATGCCGAGGGTTGATTTTTTTGAAAAAAAGTGGTATAATATATATGAAGAATATCGAAATGAAAGAGGAACATCGATGGCGACAGTAACTTGTAAGTATTGTGGAAAAAAATTTGATAGAGATAAAGAAGCATATGTCTAGATTCCACTTGGTAAAACTTTTCGATATGGGCATTCAGAATGTTATTTAAAAGCAGTAAATAATAAAACTGAAAAAAATACATATGAGATTTGGGACCCAAAATTGTCAACAACTTGTTTTTGGTGCCACCAAGCTATTTATCCAAATCAAAATGATGTAATTGAAATGCCTCAATTAAAAGGTCGTTATGTCCATAAAAAATGTTCTGAAGTTCATCCGCAAGATAGTAAGGATGAATTAATGCTATATATTATTAAACTTTATGGGCTGAAAGACGATTATATTTTACCTCGTTATATGCTTCAATTATCAGGCTTTGAGAAAGAATATAATTTTACATATTCTGGAATGTTAAAAGCTTTAAAATATTGGTATGAAGTAAAAAAGCATCCAGTAGACAAAACAAAAGGAATGGGAATTATCCCATATATTTACAAGCAAGCATATGAGTATTATTATAGTCTTTGGCTTGCGGAAGAACAAAATAAAACGAAAAATTTAAATGATTATATTCCAAAAGATATAGTTGTAGTTATTCCTTCACCGCAACGGCAAATTAAAAAAAGGAAAATGTTTACATTTTTAGATGAGGAGGAGCATATAAACGATGCTAAGTAAATATGTAGACACACCAAGTATTATACAGGTAATTGGTTGCGTGTGTAAAGTTCCACAACTATTGGATTATTCAGATAAATATACATTAACTGAAGAAGATTTTCCTGACCAGTTTCATCAAATTGTTTTTGGCACAATATTTAAATTGCACGAATTAGGTGCTGAAAAGATTTCTATGAATAGCATTTTAGATTATCTCGCGGCTCGTCCTAAATATGAAGCAATTTTTATTAAACAAAAAGGTGAAGAATGGTTAACCAAAGCAGTTGAAAATGCTCAAACATCATCTTTTGATTATTATTATAACAGAGTAAAAAAGATGACTCTATTAAGAGCATTTGATAATTTTGGATTTGATGTAAGTGAGATTTATGACCCAGATAACATCATTGATACAAAGAAAAGACAACTGCAAGAAGATCAACTTGATAATTCAACTCTTGAAGCTCTTGCTCAAAGAGTACAAGATAAGATTGATGAAATTAAAGCTACATATGTAGATGATTCTTGGGGTGAGGCAACGCAAGCTGGCGAAGGTATTCTCGAATTACTTGATGATTTAGAGAAAAATCCAGAAGTAGGAGTTCCTCTATATGGGCCACTTATCAATACAGTGACTCGTGGAGCAAGATTAAAAAAGTTTTATTTGCGTTCAGCGCCTACTGGTGTTGGTAAATCTCGTAGTATGATTGCTGATTGTTGTTATATTGGTTGTAATCGTATTTATGATGATGTATTTGGTTGGATTAAAAATGGTGTATGTGAACCAACTTTATACATTACAACAGAGCAAGAATTAGGAGAAATACAAACAATGATGCTTGCGTTTATCTCTAATGTAAATGAAGAGCATATTCTTAATGGTAAATATGAAGGCGATGAACGTGAACGAGTATATGAAGCTGGTAATATTTTAAAGAATAGCCCAATTTATATTGAAGTATTACCTGACTTTTCACTTCAAGATGTTGAAAATAAAATAAAGAAAAATATCCGTGACCACGATGTGAAATATATCTTCTTTGACTATATTCATACAAGTTTAAAGATTTTGGAAGAAATTACACGTCGTTCTGGCGGTGTAAAACTCCGTGAAGATACAATTCTTTTTATGCTATCTATTAGATTAAAAGATTTGTGTAATAAATATGGTATATTTATTATGTCAGCTACTCAATTGAATGGCGATTATCAAACAAGTGAAACACCAGACCAAAATTTACTTCGTGGAGCAAAAGCAATTGCTGATAAAATTGATGCTGGCATGATTCTTCTACCAACCTCATCAGATGATATTGAGAATTTGGCTCAAATATTAACAAATAATGCATTTGAAAAACCAGATTTAAAAATGTCCGTTTATAAGAATCGTCGTGGTAGATATAAAGGTATATATTTATGGTGCAAAGCAGATTTAGGTACTTGCAGAGTTAAACCGATGTTTGCAACCACTTATACATATGAAATTATCCAAATTGATAATTTGAAAATTTTAACAACTGAACCAAGTGCATTTTAAGGAGAAAATTAATATGCATACAACTAATGAAATTCCAGAACCAGAATATGAAATTGATTGGGATTTAGTAAGATATGATTAAGGAGAAAAATAAAATGAATATTGAGAATAAATCTAAGAGTGTATCCCCAAAGCCTTTTGAGGGAGATATTGAGTATGAAATGAGCAAGGAAATGGCAAAACAGATTCTTGCTACTCGTAAAGGGGCAGACCAAAATATGCCTCCGCAAGAGTTTCTCTGTAAGGTTGTAAATGAAGATTTTGGCATTAAGGGAAACTGTGTGCGTGTTCTCACAACCTAATGAGAACCTATAAAAAATCCGAGGTCAGAGAAAAATTACAGTTTGAGAATATATTTGAACTGCTTCAAGAGTGGGGAGGAGACCCGGAGTATACAGATTTCGGTATCCTCTCCACTACTATTTGTCATAATATGCCCGGTGAAGGGAGTCGTAAACTGTATTATTATCAGAATACAGATTTATTTCATTGCTTTACCGGATGCCAAGGTAGTTTTGATATATTTGATTTATTAATTAAAGTAGCCCGTATTCAATGGGGCAAAGAATATGATTTAAATGATGCGGTCAGATATATAGCAATTCGATATGGGCTTGCTGGCGAAGAAGAGATTGAAGATGATAGTTTAATTGATTGGAAAACTTTCAATAATTATGACCGCATACAACAGATAGAAATTAAAGATTATCATGCTGAATTGAAAGCATATGATGATACTATTTTAGATAGATTAAATTATAATGTTAAATTGTTACCTTGGTTGAAAGAAGGCATTACCCAAGAAGTAATGGACCATGCGCGAATTGGCTATGCTCCTGCATCAGCGCAAATTACAATTCCACATTTTGATGTAAATGGGCGTTTTGTCGGATTGCGAGGTAGAGCACTTTGTCAGCCAGATATTGATATGTACGGTAAGTACCGTCCATTAATGGTTTATATGAATGGAAAGCCTTTTCAATATAACCATCCTCTTGGTATGACTTTATATAATTTAAATAATAGTAAAGAAAATATTAAACGAATTGGCAAAGCAATTATATTTGAAGGTGAAAAGAGCGCACTCCTCTACCAGTCATATTTTGGAATTGATAATGATATTAGTGTTGCTTGTTGTGGCTCTAATATTTCAGCCTATCAAATACAATTACTATTAGATTGTAATGTAAAAGAAATTGTTGTAGCATTTGATAGACAATTTCAAGAAATTGGTGATAAAGAGTTTAAACATTTAACTAATAACCTTATTAAGATAAATGATAGATATAAAAATTATGTAGATATAAGTTTTATATTTGATAAAAAAATGATTACAGGATATAAAGATTCACCTATTGACTGTTCTAAAGAAATTTTTCTTAAATTATGGAAAGAGAGAATTAAATTATAAATGGCTGGTATCTTTTTTATTTTTACTTTTCTAATATTTTTGCCTCCAATTATTTTTATTATTTTTTTAGAAAGAAAATATATAACAATAGATTGGCATAAAGACAAAAATAATCAATGGCACTCTAAATTAGTATTAAGAAAAAAGGAGAAATAAATTATGAAAGGAATAATTTATTGTAATAAAATAGAAGCAGGACTTGAATAGTTTAAAAAAATTATTGAAGATTATGATGTTATTGGTATTAAATGTGAAAAGCCAAAAGTAAGTACTAATCAAGCATTTACTGATTTTGATAATGGTGATAGATGGACTGTTGTAGTTGCTGGCGAAAGTGCCAGAGGGCATGCCTGCAATGTTGCTTATATTGATAGAATGATAAATGATGATTTAGTTGAACAGGTTATTATGCCAACAATCAAAGCTTTTCCATATCAAGCATATAGATATTATGGTTGGGGTAATTGGTAATAAACGCGCTTTTCCAAAATGGAAAAGCGCGTTTTTACTTTACAAAAACGAAATTTTATGATATAATATAAGAAAATAGGTATAGAAATGAAGTGAAAAAATAATTGGAATATAAATTAATTGCTGAAAGACAGCCTAATACTACCTTACTTGAATAGGTATTATTAAATCGTGGTTTTACCAATAGAGAAGATATTTTACATTATTTAAATGTCGATGAAAATGATGTCCTTGACCCAATGCTGTTAATGAATATGCGTGATGGTGTTAAGATGCTTATGAAGCATATTGCCGCAAATGATAACGCATATGTTATTGTAGATGCAGATTGCGATGGATATACAAGTTCAGCGATTCTATTAAATTATCTCAATAGATTATTCCCCGCCTGGGTCCAAGGGCATGTATCATATTTCATGCATAATGGAAAATAGCATGGACTTGGAGATGTTGATATAAAGTAGTTAATTAAAGAAGATTTTAAATTAATTATTTGTCCTGATAGCGCAAGTAATGATTATGAAGAACATGAAACATTAAAAATTAATGATGTAGATGTTTTAGTTTTAGACCATCATGAAGCAGAAAAAATTAGTGAATTTGCTTGTATTATTAACAATTAGTTATGTAACTATCCTACTAAATCATTATGTGGTGCCGCAGTGGTCTATAAATTTTGTTGCTATATAGATAGATTGATGGGAACAAATTATGCTATTGAATATGAAGATTTAGCAGCATTAGGCCTAAATAAAATTGGGCTAATATATCTTTTCCAGTAATCACTGGGGTCAATTTTAATTAATTGGCTAACGAGGAAACCTAAATATAAATGAGCCGATATGATGATATGATGGATTTATTTATACATGGTAATCTCGTGGGAATCATTTTATATTGGCTATTATAATAATAGAAAGAAGGAATTATTATGATAGTAAAAGTTGCTGATATATAGCCTAATACAATGGCTATATATAAAATAAATTATTTAAATGGTAAAATATATATAGGACAAAGTTCAGATTTGAAAAGAAGAATGTAGGAACATAACGCTCCTATTAGTTCAAAGAAAAAAAGATAGGCTTGTGACTATGCCATTGCTTCTTAGGGATAGAAAATAACTGAAATAGAAATTTTAGAATATATAGAAAAAGTTGAAGATTTAGAACCGAGAGAAGCATATTGGATTAAATTTTGTAATGCTCACAATAGATTAATTGGCTACAATCTTACAGATGGCGGAGATGGTAGTGGAAAATGTTGCGAAGATAGTCCAGTATCTACCTTTACTAATGAAGAAGTTCTTGATATTAGAAAAAGACGATATAATGGAGAACGAAAAAAAGATGTTTATAAAGATTATTCTAATAAATCTTTTGGAACTTTTGAACGGATATGGCTGGGACGAGGTTATCCTACAATTGGACAAGAATATATTATTTTACCGCATACAAAGACAAGATAGGAATATTCATCTGAAGCAAATGCTGGTGTAAAAAATGGACGTGCTAAATGTAATGAAGAACAAGTCCGAGAGATTAGACAACGATATGATAATGGTGAAATGCCAGCCAGTATAGCAAAAGATTTTCCTTTTTTAACAAAAAATTCTATTGCACGAATCGCAAGAAGAGAAACTTATGCCAATATAAAATGAAGCCTGTATCGACTATCCCTGAGGTTGTAATGCTGGGGAGTAGGGCTGCTATTGATACGCAGTGATGTTATAAGAAATGAAGCATCTGAAAACCGAAAGAGATATACTATTTAATATAGTAAAAAATAGTCAGTTCTTATGGAAACATAAGAGAAAAACGAATTGCTGATATGATGGATTTAAAAGATTTTGAAACTCATTATTTAGTAAAAGACGGGCTTCAACGTATTCGTAATCCATTTTTCGTAGAAATGGTAAATCGTTAGCATTATAAATTAGATAATAATTTAACTCCATTTGGGATTGCTTTTTATATTGTCCCTTATATTAATGCTATGACTCGTTCTGGCACCTTAGAAGAAAAATATCTAACATTTGAGGCTATGCTTGAATGGCGGGCTATGGATATGATTCCTTCAACAAAAAGAGGTTTTAAAGGTACTTTTGAGACTAGAGTTGAACAGGCTGGGCGAACTTGCTTTAATGTAAAGAGTAGGCAAAAAAAGAATCAAGATATTAGTCTTGCTAATATTGAAGATTTAATTACTGAACTTGACTTATTAAAAAATAAAATCCTTATTGTTCCAACAGAGCAAGAAGATGTAGATAAAAATTTAGCTGGACTTATCGCTAACCAATTGGCTTCTAAATATGCGCGGCCTACATTAGTATTACGCAGAATTGAAAAATATGAAGAAGTTGGAGTAACTCCTGATGGTGCAAATATCATATTTGATACAGTTGTAACATATGAGGGTTCTGGTAGAAATTATGGTAAATCAAGACTTGAAAATTTCCGTCAATTTTGTAATGATACTGGCTTAGTAATGTATGCTGAAGGTCATGCGAGCGCATTTGGTGTTGGTATTACAGAAGAAAATCTACAAGCCTTTATTGATAAAACTAATGAATTATTAAAAGATTTTGATACAACCCCTTGCTATTTTGTAGATTTAGAGGTTAGTGCAGACCAACTAACAGATAATGAAGTATTTGCTATTGGTTCAAATAGTGATATTTGGGGACAAGGACTTGAGGAACCATTGATTGCTATTACTAATATTAGATTAACAGCAGATGATATTCATTATCTTGGAGAAAAGAAAAATACTTTAAAATTAACATTTCCTGGACGTAAAACCAGCATGTTAAAATTTAACATGACAGATGAAGATAAAGAAGCTTTAAATCCAGGGGATGGAGCAATTACTATTACTGCTATTGGAAAATGTAGTTTAAATCATTATATGGGTAGCGTTACTCCACAAGTAATGTTAGAAGATTTTGAGATTATAAAACAAACAAGGTGGGATTTTTAAATGGACCGATATAATACAAGTAAAATAACTATGATTGATAGAAAAACTATTAGAGAAAATCCTGCTATTTATGGTGAAATTTTAAATCCTAAATTTTATTACCATAAAGAAACAGGTCAAGTTTACATGATGATTGATAGAGCTATTGAAATTGATAAAATTAAAAATTCAAGATTTAATAATTTATACACGCCTACTAAATTAAAAAAATTATTATCAGAAGATAATAGACAAGAATGGTTACAAGAAAATCAAAAATAATTGAAACTCGGGGTCAACTCCGGCCGGCTAGGAATGTTCTTGTCGTTCTCTAAATAAAAAATACTTTGGGAAAATTTTGGGGTAATTGATAAGAAACTGCGCGAACACTGTTAACGTAACCGCAGAACCAATGTTCGCGCAGTTTACTTATACAATAAAAGTAATTGACAATATCAAAATAATATGATATAATAAATTAGAATAGTAGAAAGGAAGTTTTTATTATGAGTTATGACGATGCTATGAGATTAAATTTTGATATATTAGATAAAATTGACCTTTTCCCTTTTATTACTGAACGAGCAAATCCTATTGACATTATGCGCTCGATAGAAGATGCTTATGAAAATCATAAGTTTTCACGAGAAATTGAAATTTTAGTAGAAGATTATGATACTCTTCAGGGATTTCTTTTTAATTATGTTGGCGTAGAAGATTTTATAGATTATTTACATGATAGATATGGAACTATTTTTAATAGCGAAGTAAGATATTGGGTGGTAAATCGTGGAACTGACGCGTAAACAAGAAGAAGCCTTAAAATTAGCTGTAGCTCGCTATCAAATTGGTATGCCTTATACTGTGATTGCAGGTTATGCGGGAAGTGGAAAGTCAACTCTTGTTAAATTTATTATCTCTGCTCTAAATATTCCAGATGAAAAAGTCGCTTATGTAGCATATACTGGGAAGGCAGCAAATGTCCTTAAAAATAAAGGTTGTCCAAATGCGACAACAGCGCATAAACTTCTGTATCATGCTAGACAAACTAAAAGTGGTAATTATGTTTTTACACCAAAGAAATCTTTAGATGACCCATATGAATTAATTGTGGTAGATGAAGTCTCAATGCTTCCGCAAGAATTATGGTATCAATTACTATCTCACGGAGTTTATGTCCTTGCGATGGGTGACCCAGGGCAATTAAGCCCCCCACGAGATGAAACAAATCCTGTCCTTGATAATCCTCATATTTTTCTTGATGAAATTATGCGACAAGCGCAAGATAGTGCTATTATTCGTTTATCAATGCATATCCGTGAAGGTAAAGATTTTCGTCTCTTTCCAACAGTAAGTGGAGAAGTTCGTATTATTCCTCGTCGTTATTTGTTTGAAGATGAAAATACAACTCTTTTACAAGCAAGTCAAATTCTTTGTGGAACAA